TTTTTATTGTGCGATGTATGTTCGGCATAATTAAAATTATTTACCCAAGGATCCAAAATGATAGGAATAGTTAAATTTTTCGATGCATCAAAGCAATGGGGCTTCATCATCCACGAAGACAAAGAGATATTCGTCCACGGCAACGAAATCAAATCAGGTCAAGATTTATTGCTGAAAGACCAGAAAGTATTCTTTGACCTGAAGGAAGCCAAGAAGGGGCATCAAGCCACCAATGTCAAAGTACTTGAGGTAAACGGTAATGTCTAGTAAAATTCAACGCAAAGGAACACCCTCTATTGTGGGTATACTTTTTAGAGATAATTGAAATTTAACGAAAAGGATCGAAAGAATGACGACAATAAACACATTCGGAACGCAAGCATCGAGAGACATTGCAAGGGAAAATGCAAGATTGAGAATGGAGCAGGGTTTATCGGCCTATAGAACGCCTATTGAGCGCGCAAAAGACAAGCCCGATTCACTTAGGTGCGCTATCACCGCGAAATGCTATGAGTGCGTTGGAATGGATGGGGACTCAAATTTTAGGGAAACGATCAGGACTTGCACCAGTGTGAATTGCCCTCTGTATTCAGTCAGACCTTACCAACGAAAACCATCTTGTTTAGATAATGTCTGACCTATTAGAGGCCGCCAAGGCGCTCATAGACGGCCAGAGGGCCATAGACTACGGTGATGTAAATGAGTCTTTTACTCGTATAGCAGGATTGTGGAGCGCATACCTCAATACGCCGATTGATGCTCATGATGTGGCTTACATGATGGTGCTTTTAAAGATATCTAGATTGCGTGGTAGCAAATTGCATCGAGATAGCCATTTAGATGCTATAGCTTACGTTTTATGCGCCGATCGAATCAACGTTAGTGCGGTAGTGGCGGGTAATGACAAATGAGCTTAATTGGCTATTGTATGCGTTTTTTTGATTGCTGTCGTAAAAAAGAAAATGTTCAAGTGGGAATTGAACCCACTTGTTCTAAGAATTTTGAAATTCATTGCCCAGACAATTCAAAAGTAATTGGTATTGATAGGGTAATGAAGATAAAAGCTACTCCTGACGATCAAAGCAATACATATCGTTAGGGTCGATAATCATAGATTTTGTTTTAGGTTCTCCACTCTTAATCTTCTCGTATATTTCAAGACGGTGGATCTCAAGCTCACGCGGTGCGGCAATTCCTAATCGCGCTTGACGCCCGTTGATTTGCATCAACATAATGCGTATTAAATCGTCACCAATGATTATTTCTTGACCTACGTTTCTGGTTAATAAAAGCATTTTTTGTACTCCTTGTTTAGTTATTGTTATCTTGTTTGTGTTTCTAGCTCTGAGATGTCTAGGTGTACTGGGTAGTTGTCGATTAGGGATTGTATTTTTTTATAAATTGCAAATCTTTCGCATTCCGTCCCAAGCAACGCCAATATTTCATAAAGTTCGCCTATCGTGAAATCATTCATTTTCTCTAATCCATAATATTATTTCTTGTACGGTATGCGCAGCGACATGAAATGTTGCGCTTGAATTATCGTGGTCACATACTAAATGTGCTCCGCTAAGATACTGGTGTAGCTTTTCCATTTTGTGTACTAACTCGTCTTCCTTCGTGAAGTCATTCATCAGCATCTACCCTCAATCTTATCAGTGGTGCACGTTATGTTCGGACACCGTATAGTCCACTCATAACACTTGTTGGCTGTCTTAGCAGTACACCATGTATTAAACTGCATGTGGTCTTGTTCCCATGAACTGTATACCCGTTTATATTCATCCCATTTAGCTTTAGCTTTACTCTCAAATTCTTGAGGTGTTGGAATGTTAAGTAACACTTCTAACGTTTTTCGTGAGTTAAATGTGTGAAGCTCCCATGAGGCCGCTGACTGCGTTATTGTTAACAGCCCTATTGTCGCTATTGTTTTAATCATTCGCCATCCCTATCGTCTGCTGTCTCTTCTTCGTGTTGGCGTTTCGCCTCTTGGTAATCGAGTTCAATTTCTTGTTCGTCTCCGTGAAACGCATCGTAGCTGCTTATGTTATCCCACATTTTTCTCTCCCAGTTTAGTGGCAATTTTGTACATGGTAATCGCGTGATTAATGTCAGTTAAGTTGTATTCTAACTTTTCCAGCTCTTCATCGTTTAACACTGTGGTTTCACCGCTTAACGTGATGAAATGCAATCCAGATGCATTTTGGATGTTTAATTTAAATGGCTCTATTAGTTGTTTAATCATTTCTTATAACTCCTGTTGTTGTTTGTATGAGAGAATTATATATCTATCTGCAATGCATTGCAATAGTTATTTTAAATTAGTTGTGGGTAAGATGTGAACGGGTAGGTTGTTTTGCTGTTTATAAGCATGTTGATGATATTTAGGATTTATGGCATACTTTCCACATAGTTATCCACGGATTTTGTGGAAATGTTCGAATTTGAGAGATATATGTACAGTATTGATGACAAGTTATTACTATCGTCTTACCTGTCTCGTGTTATGTTGCGGATTGAGGCTTGTATGGTGCATTATGACATTAAGTAGATGTGATTGCTGTCGTGGTCTAGGTACTGTCGTGGGATTAGGCGGTATGGAACGCGATTGCGGTAACTGTCATGGGGTGGGACATGTGAAGGTTGTGGTTGAGCCTGTCGATGTGCCTGCGCCTGCGCCTGTTGTTGTGGTTAAACGTAAACGGCGTACGCCTACTGAGATGTTGGCTGATGCTGAAATCAATAGAGCGTAGGGTCGGTTGCCCTCCTGATAAATTAAATAGATTTGATCCTCCTGTTTGGCTCGATCCACAAGATAAGATCTTTACTGGTGTTGGTCGTATAACGCAAAAAAAAGTAAGAAAGAAACAGCGTTCTGTTGAAGATAAAAAATTAACTCTTGATGTGCAGGCTTCAGAGATTGAATATAATAAAATATATGGTGATATAATGAGCTATAATCAGTTTCTAGCAGATAAAGTATGTAGGTTGGTAGCAACTGATACTAGGCCATTAAAAGATATATTAAAATCCGATCCATCTTTACCACATGTAAACACAGTCTACATGTGGCGTTTAGATAATAGTGACTTTAGAGATAAATTTTTAGATGCTAGGCGTGCTCAAGCTCAAATTATTATTGATGAAATACTTGAATTGGCGGACGATCCAGCTAATTGCGAGCCAGAAGTTTTGGGTTGGTCTAAAGAGCGTATAAAAACAAGGCAATGGCTCGCTACAAAGCTTCTTCCTAAAATATACGGCGAAAAACAACAAACAGAATCAACAGTCACCGTTAGGCACGAAGACGATCTAAAAAATCTATCATGACGCCTGAAGAAAAATCTATACGTCAAAAGCTAAAAGATAATTTTGTTCACTACGCATCCAAGTGTTTAAAGATACGCACTAAATCAGGCTCTGTTGAGCCTTTTTTGCTTAATAAAGCCCAGCAATATATACACTTCAGGCTTGAAGAGCAAAAAGCGTTAACTGGTAAGGTTAGGGCATTGATATTGAAGGGGCGTCAACAAGGGGTCAGTACGCTTATTGGTGCTAGATTCTATCATAAAGTAAGTCACTATTTCGGAATGCAGGCATTCATATTGACTCATGCTTTGGATGCAACACAGAATCTATATAAGATGGCGCAGCGTTATTACGAGAACACGCCAGCCCCTGTTAAGCCTCAGGTCACCACTTCCAATAGCAAAGAATTAATATTTGGTCTTCTTGATAGTGGGTATAAGCTTGGAACGGCTGAAAATAAGGCGGTTGGTCGCTCTGCTACAATCCAATTACTACACGGCTCTGAAATCGGCTTCTGGAACAACGCGGCAGACCATGCAAAAGGCATTATGCAGGCCGTACCATCCGCCTCAGGGACTGAAATTATACTTGAGTCGACAGCCAACGGTGTTGGGAACTTCTTCCATCAACAATGGCAGCAAGCAGAGGCTGGATTGTCTGACTACATTGCAATATTTGTTCCGTGGTTCTGGCAATCCGAATACAGGCGCGAAGTTGATGATGATTTTAGTACCACGGCAAACGAAAATGAGTTGATGTTTCAGTACGGTTTGTCAGTTGAGCAAATAGCATGGCGAAGATTGAAGATATCTGAATTCTCGGTTAACGGGATGGATGGAACTAAGGCGTTTATGCAGGAATATCCTTGCAACGCCAATGAATCATTTCAAACCACAGGAGAGGATACTTTTATTTCATCTGATTTAATAATGAAAGCAAGAAAATGCGAAGCTGAGAAATACGGAAAACTTCTTGTGGGCGTTGACCCAGCAAGATTTGGTGATGACAGAACCGCAATCATTAGAAGACAGGGTCGTGTTGCCTTTGGTCTTGAGACGCACATCAAGAAAGACACAATGGAGGTTGTCGGTATCGTCAACACTATTATTGAGCAAGAGAAGCCATTTAAAGTATTTGTTGATGTTGGCGGCCTTGGGGCGGGAGTTGTAGACAGACTCAAAGAGCTTGGGCATCGAGATATAATAGTGGCAGTTAATGCAGGATCGTCAGCACTGGATTCCAAAAAGTATTATAATAAACGCGCTGAAATGTGGGCCATGTATAAGCAATGGCTTCTTGATGAACCTGTGCAGATACCAGATAGTAATGAATTGCATGCCGATAGTTGTGGTATACGTTATAAAGTGGATTCAAATTCTCGCTTAGTTATGGAACAAAAAGCAGAAATGAAGAAGCGAGGAGTTAGAAGCTGCGATACAAGCGATGCGCTTTGTTTGACATTCGCCTATCCTGAATCTGCTTTGCAAGATTACAATACAAATAGTAAGATCGCTGCTACAATAATGCAAGGTCAAAAATCTGCACTAAGAGCTAGGAGCAATCTTCATGGCGGTTACCAAAACAGCTAACGATCAATTGGCTAGAATCAAGAAAAACGTTTCTACTGCTTACATGTATTTTAACGATAACTATAAACGTTATCGAGAGTTTCGAAAGTATGTCTTTAAGGAGTCTATCAATGAGCAGCAGAGAGCCGTTCTTCAGCAGCTCAATAGACCCGTTGTCGAGTTTAATATCCTTGAAGCATATATCAGCCGATTGCTTGGAGAGTTTAGCCAGCATGAGCCCGGAATTGAGGTTAGTCCTGCCGAAGGTATCCCTGTCGATCAACAAGTCCTTGATGTCGTCGAAGGACATCTTCGTCACATCCTGCACGACGCCAATAAAAACAACTTCAGTTATGAAATATATAAAGACCTCCTTTCAGGGGGGTTTTCTGTAGCTAAGGTTTGGACGGATTACGCTAGCCCCATGTCATTTAACCAGCAAATATATCTTGCTCGTGTATTTGACCCCACCATGTGCGGCTTTGACCCGATGGCAAGAACCAGCCACAAAGGCGATGGGCAATTCAGTTTTGAAATATACCCAATGCTTGAAGAAGAGTTCATCCGTCAATTCCCTCAGGCGGAAGTTAAGAATTGTGGCTACACACGCGATATCGAAGGATTCAACTGGACATACAAAGACGTGCAAGGTCAAAAGATCATTCTAGTTGCCGATTATTATGAGAAGAAACGCAAAAAAGTTAAGATTGTAAAGCTGGCGAATGGTCGAGTAATGACCGCAAAGAACTATGAGAAGCTTGAGGCTTACTGGTTGGCTGAGCAGTTCATCGAGCAGATACCGGCGATAGTTGGTGAGCCACGTATAACAGAGCTTGAAACGATTTGTCGTTATAAACTGATTGAAGACCAAGTATTAGAATACAATGAAACGGATTATAGCTACTTGCCTCATGTGTTTGTTGATGGGAATTCCATTCTGTTGACTCAGGGTACGGCCAACACAACGTACCAGATGACTCGTCCACTGGTCTATCACGCGAAGGGCGTGCAGGACATGATGAATTACAGCGGACAAACTATCTGTAATTCTATGGAAAACCTCATTCAACATAAATTCATTGTAATGAAAGAGGCGATACCACAAGAGCAAGATTACATTGAAGCGCTAAACGATATTCAGCGCGCCAGTACTGTGGTCGTTAATGCGTTCAATGAAAATAATCCCGATCAGCCTATTCCGAATCCAATCAGGGAAGTTCAAAATATCCCATTACCGCCCGAGGTTTTGGCTTCGTTTCAAGTTACAGGTCCAATTACTCAGGCCATTCTTGGTTCGTTCACAAGTAATCAGAACAAGGATAATCAGAACTTATCCGGTAAGGCGGTTATAGAGAGTTCGTCGGCCGATAATGCTTCAAGTATGCCATTTGTGGTTGGATATTTGGCAGGATTAAATCAGATGGCAAATATTGTCGTCGATTTAATTCCAAAATACATTAATAACAAGAGAACCATTCCCGTAGAAAACAAGGCTGGCGATAAAACTTATCAGGAAGTGAACTCACCCGGTAAAACGATGATTGCTTATGATGAGAAGGCAATTCGGGTAAACGTAGACGCTGGCGTTTCATTCCAAGTTCAAAAAACGAAAGCATTACAGACTATTGTTCAATTGATGTCTGCTTCAGAAGAATTTGCATCATTTATGAATTCTCCTATGGGTCTTCCAATATTGTTGGATAATCTGGAAATACTAGGCGCGGATCGATTAAAAGAAGCTTCCAATCAATGGCTACAACAAAAACAGCAGCAGCAACAGCAAGCGCAACAACAGCAAGCTGAGATGATGCAGAATGACCCAAGGATGTTGAAGGCCAAGGCGGACATGGCCAAGGTTCAATTAGAAGCACAAGAAATGCAAATGAAACGAGAGCAAGGTGAGGTTCAATCTCAAATTGATATGGCTCGTTTACAGATAGAAAAGGAACTGGCCTCGGCAAAGATACTTGAAGCAGAGGCAAAAGTCACTCAAAGCCAAATTGATTCCAGTGTAAGACTTATGGAGCAAGAGACTTCACACTTCAACCACGAAATAGATAGTGCGACAAAATTAGCCGAATTACATTTTAAGGAGCACCAAAAGCACTTGGATACACATGCTTCGCATTTAGCTGAAATTAAGTTGCATCATGAAATGAGTAAGGCAGAAAAAAAAGAAATGGAGTAAAATATAAGTTAACTAAGGCATAGACCGGCCAGTCGAAAGGTAAGAATCCTACTTGCTTTGCCTTAGATTTTAATAGGAATCGATGAGGAGTCGAAATGAATACATGTATTATTGAAGGATGCTCAAAAAAGTCACGAGCACGCGGATGGTGCACCATGCATTATCAACGTTGGAAATCAAATGGAAACCCATTAATTAATCAAAAACCAACGGGAAGAATTTGCTGCATTGATGGATGCGATAAAAAACATAAAAGCAATGGATATTGTTCTCAGCATGAGGCTAATTTTAAAAGAAACGGAAACCCCATTACTGATTTAAAAAGGTATGACACATTTTTAGATGCATACAATTATTATGTTATAAAAAATAAAGAAGGTTGTTGGGGATGGTCTGGATCGAAATTAAAAACCGGATATACTAAACTATCTTGTAAGGGAAAAAAATTATTGGGTCATAGATTTTCTTATGAGCTATATAACGAGCCCATTAAAAATGGCAATATCATTTGTCACCACTGCGACAATCCTGTGTGCACGCGACCAGATCACTTGTTTCAAGGAACTCTGAGCGATAATATGCAAGATTGTATATTCAAAAATAGATTTAATTATGAACCTAATGAAAAAATATTAAGAGGCGAACAAATTGTCGGATCAAAATTAAAAGATTATCAAGTTGTAGATATAAAAAAAATGATTGAAAATGGTGCCAAGCAAACAGATATAGCAAGAATGTTCGGTGTTGCGCGAAAAACAATTAGCGCCATTTCTACCGGACAAAATTGGAGACACATAAAATGACAACACCTAAATATAAGTTAACAATAGCTCATTTGGAGCAAAGATCCAATATACACAAACTAGAGAGAGATGGCTTTACTAGGCATGATATCCACAAGGTTCTATACAACGAAGGAAACACTTCGCAACAACATAGAGAAAAAATTATAAGCCATCTCTACGATAGACAACCGGGAGAAAAATAATCATGTTAACCGTACTTGGAGCGGAAATACTAGCATTAATAGCCCACGAAGTAGCAAAGCAATCCCCTGAGATCGCATCGGCCGTGATGAAAGAGCTTGAAGTGGTAGGCGCATCTCTTTATAAGTATATGACCGCTGAAGAAGTTAAGCGTTGCGAAGACTGCACATGTAAATGCAAGGGGAAAGGGAGGTGAGTACTTTAACCACTAAAGCACGCAAATCAATACCAAAGAAAGAATTTGGTTTGCCAGGTGAAAAGAAATATCCCATGCCTGATAAAAAACACGCTGCCAATGCGAAATCGCGTGCAACTCAGATGGTTAATGCTGGTAAACTGTCTGAATCAAGCAAAGCTAAAATAGATGCTAAAGCCAATAAAGTTTTAGGGAAAAAGAAATGAAAAAACATACTGACGCTGCAATGGATAAAAAATTAATCAAAAAAGAAATCAAGAAAGCTGAAGTTAAAGACAAGAAGCAAGACATGAAGCTTATGAAAAAGAAGGGGTGTAAGTAATGCCCTTAAAACCCGGCAAAAAAAACGTAGGAAAGAATATTAAGGAACTGGAGTCTACTGGAAAGTATGGCCCTAAACAGGCCATAGCCATTGCTCTTGATGTTGCCAGAAAATCAAGCGCGAAGATTTCAAAGAAAAAGAAGTAATTGTTTCACATGTTTCACGTGAAACACATTGACGCACAAACCAATTAAGATAATAATTGCACTATCTGAGTGTGTACACCCCGTCGGGCTGCATGCTCACCCTACGTAGCCAAACGACAACATGGCCGTATCTTTGCAGCGTTATAGCATTGTTACTCACGGTGACACCGAAAATTAGTCGACAGAAGGTATTAAGATGACTGAAGATTTAGAGATTGTTGATCAGGGTGTTGCGCCCGAAACAGAAGCTCAAAGTGAACCCGCTAGTGACATGTTGAATAAAGCAACGGTGTCAAAGATAGTAGAGCGTGAACGTCTAAAGGCTTTTGCAAAAGGCAAACAAGAGGCACTTATGGAACTTCAACAGCAACAACAAGCACCACAAGAATCAGCGCAAGTGCCACAACATGGTTCTGCACCGCAACAGCTGGGTGGGATGCAACAAATGTCCGCCGCTGATATTGAACGCATGATTGCTGAGAGAGCACCGCAGCTACTGCAAGACCACGTGAATCAAGTTAGGAACCAACAAACCGTTGATTCGTTCGTGGCTAAGATGCAAGCAGCTGAAGCCAAATACCCTGGACTAGAAGCTAAGCTTAATGAAATAGATTACTCGAGTATGGCGCCTTTGATTTCCTTGGCAAATGACATGGAAAATACAGGGGATGTCATGAAAGAGATTTTAGATAATCCCATGAAAATGGCTAATTTATTGACTCTTCAATACACTCAGCCCGCAATGGCAAAACGTGCCATGATGGAATTGAGTAACTCGATTAAAACTAATCAAGATGCTTTAGCCCAAGAAAAACAAGCTCAAGACCCTATGTCACAACTTAAACCTTCAACAAGTGCCGGAATGGATAACAGCGCAATGTCGGTGAGTGACTTTAGAAAGATGTTTAGGACTTAATAGGTCTTAACCTACTGACTGGCATTGTAGAAAACTGTTATCTCCACTAATTATCTTTTGGAGTGTTACATTATGTCTACAACACCAGTCAACGTCCTACAGACCGTACAGACTTATCAAAAAGCTGAGTTAGCTTGGTTACTTAACTCATTCGTTGGTATCAATATTGCCAATAAAAAGTTCAAGAATTTTAATGACCTGACTGCTAATTTGGGCGATACGGTTACATTTGATACAACTCCTCGTTATATTTCTTATGCTGGTTTGCAAATCACTGAACAGCCTTCTGTTCAACGTGTTCAATCATTGATTTGTTCACAAGCCGCTAACGTTGCAGCTGCATATACCGATCAACAATTCATATTTAACGTTCGTGATTACATGGACAGATTTGGTATGTCAGCTATGAAAGAATTGGGTTCATTGATTGAATCTGACATTCTTCGTAACTTTATTTCTGGTGTTCGTGTTAACGACCCACAAAACTCAGGCTTTAATAGCTTGCAAGTAAACAGTGGACCATTCCGTTTCTATGGTGACGGCGTTACACCAATCAACAGCTTCACTCAATTGGCTCAATCAGTAGCTAACTTTGAAGATTTTGGTGCTGCTACTCATAAAATGATGGGTATTCTCCCAGTTGCAAACATTCCTGCAATCGTTGGTACTGGTTTGAATCAATTCGCAATGCGTCGAAATGATGAGATTGCCAACTCTTGGGAATTGGGTAAATTCAGTAATACTGACTGGTATGAGTCTAACTTATTGCCTGTTCATGTGTCGGGTACTATTGGTAATACTGCTGCTCCTAACAACGTTATGACTGTTGTATCTACTAACGATCCAACTGGTGTTAACGTTACATCCATCACTTTTACTGAGCCTACTTCTGGTACAGATGCAAACGCTATTAAAGCTGGTGATTTGTTCCAGTTCAACGACGGAATTTCTGGAAAACCAAACTTAAGATTTTTGACTTTTATCGGTCACAGCGTATGCAGTCAGCCTGTTCAGTTCCGTGCAATTGCTGATGCTGCAAGCGTTGGTGGCACTGTTACTGTTCAAGTTCAAACGATCAATAGTGTTGGTTTGGTATGGGCTCAAAACCAAAACCAAAACTTAAACGCCGCCATTCAAGCTGGCATGACTGTAACTCCTCTTCCAAGTCATCGCGCTGGTATCTTGATGTCTGGCGACCAGTTCTACTTGGCTATGCCACGTCTTCCTGATGAATCTCCGTTTACCACTTCAAATATGGTTGATAGTGATTCGGGTGCGTCTATACGTCACTACTTCGGTTCGCAGTTCGGAATGAACAACAGGGCCTATGTCCGTGATTCAGTTTGGGGCAGTACGCTCGTTGCTGAGAACAGTTTGAGATACGCATTCCCGTTGTAAATTGACGCTCCCTTGGTGATTATAGTATAATCAGTAAAAAATAACCACCAGGGGAAGTAAATTGACAAAAATAAGAAGTATTTATTGCAGCACATGTAAGCAAGAAAAAGGTCCTGGCTGTGAAAATGACAATAGATGTAAGTCATGCAAAAGTGAGTACGAGAGGCAAAGACGAATAAAAAAACGTTTAGCCGCAGGAAAACCAGAGACACGACCGGAGCGAGAGGCTCACTGTGAAGATTGCAAGGCCAAGAAGATACAGGGTATTAGTATTGGAGGTCGATGCAATCCATGCACGGTTATAACGAACAAGATTAGGTTGGATAAGAAGCGATTATTGGAAGGAAAAGAAGTTGTTCCGATTCGCGATTCATCCTTTTGTCATGTTTGTAATATACCAAAAGTTGATGGTCGATGTGTTACTTGTCGTCAAAGGATGGCAAAAGAACGCAAAGCCAAGAAACGATTGGAAGCTGGTAAGCGACCGTGGGGCGAAGGCCGACCTTTGACTTGTTATAAATGTGGGGAGGTTAAGGAAAATCCCGAAGCCTCTCACTGCGCAGCGTGTCATAGTGAGTATTGTAAAAAACGCTGGGCTGAGAAAATCGCCCCCGTAGTAAATCAAAAGGAAGTTACTTTGATTTGCGAATGTGGGAAAACGAAGGAATCAACCAGGAAGTTTTATTGCAATGACTGCTTGTTGTTTAGAAAACGCAAAAGCACCCGAGAAGCGGCGCAACAACGTCGAGACAGAGAAAAGAAACAAATAGTTGTTAGGGCGCCTGAGCTGTTGACTGAAAATGAAAAGGTGATTAGGCAGGCTGCTAGAGATTATTTGAATCGATTGATTCGTCAGGGTATTGTAAAAAGACAAAATTGTAAGATATGTGGATCGGATAAAAATATAGAAGCCCATCATGATGACTATGAACGACCTTTAGAAGTATTATGGTTGTGTAGAGTCCACCACGATGAGCACCACAAAACTAACGACTAAGAGGACACAATCATGTCAGTAGCAAACAACCAAACCAGCAAGGCATTTCCTTATCAATCATTCATTCCATTCTATTTTAATGGTTTGAAAATAAGTAATGATGCTACTACTCCAAACACAAAATTGGACGTAGCCGCAGGTTCATGCTTGGATTCAACAGGTACGTTCCAAATGATCAACCCTTCTCCAATCGTTATCAATGCAGCATCTAATGGTTTAAATGGATTAGATACAGGCGCATTGGTATTAAGCACTGTATATGCTGTGTACTTGGTCAGCGATCCCGTAACACAACAAGCAACAGGCGCTATGATTTCCACATCATTGACAGGTCCTTTGATGCCTTACGGCTATAGTGCTTATGCTTTGATTGGTTATATTGCAACTGATTCTAGTGTGCATTTCTTAGCTGGTTACTGGTCAGACAATGATGCGCCACGTCGCTTGTTCTTGTTTGATGCTCCACAAGCAACTGCTGTTACTGCTGGTGCTGCGACATCATATACTGGTGTTGCATTAACCAAGTGGGTTCCTGCGTTGTCTAACGTTCTCGCTGTTATTAACACTTCTTTTGTTCCTGCGGCGGCAAGTCGTGTATTGGATTTACAAGGTGGTGCATCAACAGGTGATCAAGTTATCGTTACAGGACAAGTAGCTGCTGTAGCTGTCACCACACAAAGCCAAGTTTTGGCTCAGTTAGTGACTGGGGTTCCAACGGTAAACTATAAAGTATCGAATGCTGACTCCAACGTAGCAGTTAACGTTGCTGGTTACTATTTCGACCTATAATCCAGTGCGGGCCTGTAATGGGCCCACATCAACCGGAGTATTGAATGGCTTACACTGCGTTAGAACTGATTACGCGAGCGTACTACCTTTCGCAGGTCGTTAGCCGTGACCTACAGACGTTATCGGCTAGTCAGGTAACCGATGGGCTTTATTTGCTGAATGCTGATTTGGACTACAAGAGTACGGATTTGAGGTTGATACCTTATTTTAAGCGTACTACGTTTAATACTATTCAAGGTCAAGAAGATTATTTTATTGACGGATTGCTTTATGTGGATAGCTTGACGTTCAATATTGGTACAGTGCGATATAGTTTAATCGAGAACACTCGTAAGGAATTTTTTGCAGGCCCTCGTATAGATGACGTGCAATCGCTCCCATACTGCTATAGAACAGAAAGGGAATTAGGTGGAACTAGAATATATTTATATTTTGTTCCCGAAGCTGTTTATGTCATGAAATTATCAGGTAAATATGCTTTGACGGATGTGACATTGAATACTGACATGTCACTTGTATACGATCAATTCTACCTTGAATGGCTTCGTTACTCGTTAGCAGTAAAGATTTGTGAGGAATGGGGGGCTAGCGTACCAGACGCTACTCGCGCCAAGTATAATGAGATGACAAAGAAACTTATGGATGTGTCTCCAGCTGATTTGGTTATGACTAAGCGTGGTTATTTTGGAGGCAGTCCGGTCTTAAATTGGCAGCAGATCAACATCGGTAAGGGCTGGCAGCCAAGCTAGTTGTTGCAGGAAGGACAGATATACTATACACTCTAATTTTATTTTTTATAGGGTGTATGATGGATATTGTTAAAGTTTGTAAATATCATGGTGATCTTACTGAAGAAGATGTATATAAAAGCAAGTCTAGTACAAGCAATTTAGGTTTCCATTACAAATGCAAGAAATGTGTCAATGATCGATCTGAGCAGAGAGTATGCAATATACATGGAATTATTCATCAAGAAATTCGAAAGGCAAATGGACGATGTAAATTGTGTCATAG